ATGCTAGTTGCCATAGTGGCAGAAAGAGCAGTAATGGCAGTTGTTCTATTGTTAATACTTGTTGCCATAGTGGTAGACAAGTTTGCAACTACATTGTTAATGCTTGTAATTGAAGATAGTCTATTACTAATAGAAGTTGCCATAGTGGCTGAAAGAGTTGCTAATTCAGCAGAGGTAGCAAAGTCAAAACCGTCTATAACAGAATTAATACTTGTAATTGCAGCGGTTCTATTATTAATAGATGTTGCCATTGTTGCTGACAAAGCGGTAATAGCTGTAGTGCGATTATTAATACTAGTAGCCATCGTAGCTGAAAGTGTGGCAAGTTCGGCAGACGTAGCAAAATCTAACCCGCCTACTACAGTATTTATACTAGTAATAGCTGCACTATTTACAGAGGTTAAAGCTGATACTGTTGCAATATTAGCATTAATATTTGTAATAGTTGGTCCTGTAAAACTAGTAGCACTTACGGCTCCAAATGTTTGATTGCTATCAAGAGCTAAAGTGCCACTAACACTAACAGGAGTAGTAACAGTAGTACCATTAACAAGCGCATGAATACCTGTCCCGGCAGTAATATTTTTTACAGTACCTCCTTGTTCAGAAGGAACACCTGTTAAACCAGAACCATCTCCAAAGAAAGTTCCTCCAGCATAAACATTACCTACAGAAACATCTCCGGTAACAAACAAACCACCGCCTACAGAAACTTTGCCAGCAACATCTGTTGTTCCTCCAACAGAAACATTACCATTGACAAACATGCTACTAGCAGATACAATTCCAAGATTCGCAGAACTTGTTTCTACAACACCACCATAATCTACATTGATTGTATTTGTTGCATTGGTAGCACTTGTAGCAAATACTGCAGATGTAGCGTTTGTAGAACTAATTGCAAAAGAAGCATTAGTTGCACTGCTTGCAAAAACTGCAGAAGTAGCATGATCGGCAGAGGTAGCAAACTTAGCACTTACAGCATGGTTTGCACTAACAGCAACTGCCGCCTCTCCTGCGGATGCAGCAAAGCTTGCATTAGTAGCAGACGCAGCTACAATATTTGTAAGATTAGAACCATCACCATGATATTCTGTTGCAGAAACTACACCACTAGCAGTAATATTAGATGCGCTTACGACACCTGTTGAGATACTATCAGAAGTAACTTTTCCGGCAGTAGAAACAGAAGCAGGAGAAATAGCACCAGAAAGTGTAAGAGAACCACCAACAGAAACATTACCACTAAATGAACCAGTGGTGCCATCAAATTCAGTAGCTTGAAAAGTTGTTGCAGAAACTGTCGCTGTAGTTGATACGTCAGTAATACGACCATAGGTATCTATTGTCAAAGTAGATATAGGCCCATAAGTTCCTACAGAAACGCCGGAGTTAGCAAGATTAATTGTTGGGTTACCGTCTGTACCATTAGCGTTAGTAACGCTTAGAGGGCTTCCTACGGCAATAGAACGACCATATACATTTCCTCCACTAACAGCAACAAGTCCTGTTGTGCCAGTAAGGTCTGCAACATTATTTAATATAGATGCAGTTGCTGTAAGGGTTTCACCATCAATCTGGACAGTGCCTCCAAGATTAATAGTGCTATTAGATAATTGTAAGGGACTGGAAGTACCCTCTCCGTCCTCTACATTACGAAGTGTGGTATCAATACCAGAATTACTATTACTAACCTGAAGCAGGTCTTTATAAGTATCTGCAATTTTTTTACCAGTAAATGTTGTCATATAAGATTCCAGTACTTGTCAGTGTCTTCCCAATTGGTATTTACTTCTTCCCATGACTGATTACGATCAGTATTCGGTTCAGGACGAGCATTCATAATATGGT